GCGTAATGCTCGTTAAATCCGAAGTCTATAAATCTATGGAATATCCTTGGTTTGCTATCCCTTGGGTTCCCGCTGCGGAAGACTATATTGGTGAAGATGTATGGTTTTGCCGTAGAGCCGCCCAAAATGGGCATAAAACTTATGTTGACCAAGATCTCTCAAAACAGATCTTTCATATTGGCACATTTGAGTACAAACATGAGCATACACTAGCGTGTAGGGATGTAGAAAATGGCACTTGATACTTTTGCAGGGCTTAAAGCAACAATAGCGGATTATCTCAATCGGGATGACCTGACTTCTATTATTCCAAGCTTTATAACTCTTGCAGAAGCTAAATTCAATCGAAAATTACGTGTTCGTCAAATGGTAAAGAGGGCAAATGCCACTTTAGACACTCAATATTTTGCTTTTCCTGCTGATTTTTTACAGGCCAAAGAATTCCAATTAAACACAAATCCAATCACATATTTGCAGTATGTCACTCAGAATCAAGGTGACTATGGGTCTGCAAATAATTATGTTGCTGCTGGTAAACCACAGTTTTATACAATTATTGGCACTCAGATACAAGTTATACCAACTCCTGATGCTAGTTATACGGGGGAATTAACTTACTATGGTAAGATTCCCGCATTGAGTGATTCAAACACAAGCAACTGGCTTCTTGCTTACGCCCCAGACTTGTACTTATATGGTGCATTGCTTGAGGCATCTCCATATTTGAAAGACGATGAACGTCTTGCTGTGTGGAGTTCGTTATATACAAATTCACTTGGCGACATAGAAATAGCAGATCAAAGGGCTTCTGTTGCTTCTACACCTATTGTTCGTGCCCGATCTTTAGGATAAAAAATGTCATCATTTAACGACTATACAGAAAATTTAGTACTAACTTTTTTGTTTACAAACAGTACTGCTACTCGCCCTACTGCTTGGTATGTTGGGTTGTTTACTGCCGCACCTAGTGATACTGGTGGTGGCACAGAGGTGTCAGGCAATGCGTATGCTCGTGTAGTTACAGGAACAATGTCTGTTTCTGGAACTTCTCCTACTACTGCAACAAATAATGCCGCAATTGAGTTTGCCGCTGCTTCTGGTGGCAATTGGGGAACAATTGGCTGGGCAGCAGTATTTGATGCTTCTACTAGTGGAAATATGTTGGCATGGGCTGCTTTGACAACAAGCCGAACAATTAATGATGGCGATGTGTTTCGTATACCTGCTGGTAGTTTAGATATTACTTTGACATAACATGGCTGCATACGGGCTTGGTTATTACGGGGGAGGAAATTACTCCTTTGGAGTAAGTCTTGGTGAGGCAACTATTGCTTCACAAAGCTCTGTAAGTATTGGCGCTGAGAGAGTACAGATTGGATCGTTAACAGCATCTGCTGAAAGCGTAGTTTCAATTGATGCGAGATATAGTGCCGCAGGTTCGGCAACTATGGCAGGTGTTTCAGGAGTAAGTATAGATGCAACAAGAGTAGCTTTTGCGTCAGCTACTGTTGTGTCAGATGCAGAGATGACAGTTGGATCAAGTGTAATTTTAACTGCGGCTGTATCAATGGATGCAATAAGTGATGCATCTGTATTTAGTGAAAGAATTCAAAAAGCTTCTGTTTTGTTTGACGCAACATCTAGTATGGTTGTAGTGGCAAGAAAGAAATGGGAAACTGAGGAGGATGTATCAGAAAGTTGGACGCCAATTACTGATATTTCTGAAACTTGGACAACAATATCTGATAATTCAGAAGTTTGGACAACTACTAGTTCATAGAGGTAAAAAATGGCAGATACAACCACCACAAATTTAAGCTTAACAAAGCCAGAAGTTGGCGCATCAACAGATTCATGGGGTACTAAGATCAATACAGACTTAGACACCATTGATGCTTTGTTTGATGCTGGTCCAGTACTAAAGGTTGCCAAAGGCGGGTCAGGCGCAGCCACATTGACTGGCATCTTAAAGGGCAATGGCACAAGCGCATTCACAGCTGTAGCAGCACCAAGTGGAACAATTGTCGGAACTACTGATACTCAGACGCTAACTAATAAAACAATTGAAGCTGGAACATTTACTAACGGCTACACCGAAGAGGTCAACACAGCCAACACATCTACGGCATACACGATCAGCCTAGCTGATGGATCTTTCCAAGTTTTAACTTTAACTGGTAGCGCCACAATCACCATGCCAACAGCAACTGCTGGCAGGTCATTTATTTTGCTTTTAAAGCAGGATGCAACAGGCTCACGCACAGTCACTTGGTCAACAGTTGCATGGCCAGCAGGTACTGCACCAACAATAACGGCAACAGCTAGTAAGCAAGACATATTTTCATTTGTTGCAGATGGAACGAATTGGTATGGTGCTGTTGGTGGTCAAAATTACACAGTTTGAGGTAATTAAATGTTTGCTGCACGAAATGCTATTCTTACCGCATACATTGCGCCAACTGCACCAAGCGCAATTGAATACCTAGTTGTTGCTGGAGGGGCTGGTGCTGGCGGTACAGGATCTCAAGACTCTGGTTCTGGTGGTGGTGGTGCGGGTGGATTTAGAACTGCATCAGGTTTCGCTATATCGGCTGGAGTTAATTACACAGTAACTGTTGGTGCTGGAGGAAATGGCGGCTATCAAGGCGAAAAGGGAACAAGCGGTTCTGATTCTGTTTTTAGCACCATAACATCTTCTGGCGGTGGTGGTGGTGGCTCTGTTGGAACAGGTCCTGGTGTCAATGGTGGTTCTGGTGGTGGTGCTTCATCTAGCACATCAAGGGGGCTTGGCAATACTCCATCAACTTCACCATCACAAGGTAATAATGGCGGAACTGGTAGTACGGCATCAACAAGGTTTGGTGGCGGTGGTGGCGGTGGCGCAACTTCTGTTGGCAATAATGGATCAGGTAGTGGTGGCGGGAATGGTGGTGCGGGAACAGCGTCATCTATAACTGGCGCATCTGATACTTATGCTGGCGGTGGTGGCGGTGGCTCATACAATGGAGGAACTGCTGGCACGGGTGGCGCTGGTGGAGGTGGGGCAGGGTCTAGCACCAACACAGATGGAACAAGCGGAACTGCAAACACAGGCGGTGGTGGTGGTGGAACTGCTGGTAAGGCTAGTGGCGGTTCTGCAAGATATGGTGGTAATGGCGGCTCTGGAATAGTTGTTATTCGCTACGCAGACTCATTCCCTCTTGCAACAAGCACGACAGGTTCACCAACTGTGACGACATCAGGCGGTTACAGAATTTACCAATGGACTTCTTCAGGTTCAATTACATTCTGAGGAACAACATGAGTCATTTTGCAAAAATAGAAAACGGCATGGTCACACAAGTTATTGTGGCCGATCAGGATGTCATTGATTCTGGCTTATTTGGCACAGGATGGATACAAACTTCATATAACACACATGGCGGTCAACACCCAGAAGGTAGACCATTGCGTAAAAATTACGCTGGTGTTGGTTACACATACGACTCAAATCGTGACGCATTTATCCCGCCAAAGATATTCCCATCTTGGCTTTTAAATGAAGACACTTGTTTATGGTATGCCCCAACATCTATGCCAACAGATGGCAAAATGTATGAATGGGATGAGTCAACATTATCTTGGGTTGAGCATACTGTACAGGGCGAATTATGAGTGATGTAAGCCATGAGCAAATCTATGATCGTCTACTAGCTGTTGAAGCAAAAGTAGATAAGATAGATAAGAACACTAAGGATCTTGTGGAAGCTATTGACGCTGCCAAGGGTGCTGTAAAGGTTCTTAACTGGATAGCATCTATTGCTCAACCAGTTTTGTGGATTGGCGGGTTAATCATAGCTGCAGGTGCAGTTTGGCAGACATGGCTTAAAAAGTAATGGCTGATGTAAAGCAACAATTAGACATACCTGCGATACCATCTTTAGGTACATCAGGAATTGTCTATTCTCAAAATGTCCAGAATCAAAACAATGGACTTTTGAGGTTGTTTTTTACTAAGTTGGTTAACTCAATACAGTCTGTTATTGGACCAAGAGGTGGCAAGTACTTGAATAATCCTTACGGGGCTTTTCAAGACTCAACAGATCAAGTTGCCGCCAGTACTACTGTAGCTTATCCAGTAACATTCAATACTACAGATTTCTCTAATGGAGTAACTATAGCTAGTAACTCTAGGATTACTGTAGCAGATGCAGGAATTTGGAATTTGCAGTTTTCCATTCAACTAAAAAACACCACAAACGATGGTCAAGATGTGGATATTTGGTTTCGTAAGAATGGGACAAATATTGCCAATTCAAACAGTCGTTTTCACCCCCCTCCAAGAAAAAGCGCTGGTGACCCAAGCCATATTATTGCTGCGTTGAATTTCTTTGTTGACATGGCGGCTAATGATTACGTTGAGATTGTGTGGAGAACTGAAAATACTAATGTAAGTATTGAGCATTTCGATGCCAGCACAAGCCCGACAAGGCCAGCAGTTCCTTCAGCAATTGCTACAATGAGCTTTGTGTCTAACCTACCTAGGCAATAGAATACAGATATGGCATATATTCCACTACAAATTCCGCCAGGCGTATACAAGAATGGTACTGAGTATCAGTCTAAAGGCCGTTGGAATGGCTCAAATTTAGTACGTTGGTACGAAGGCACTATTCGCCCTGTAGGTGGATGGAGAAAACGTGCCGCCTCTCAATTAACAGGTATGGCTCGTGGTTTGATTAATTGGCGAGACAACTCCAATAACAGACGTATCGGAATTGGCACTCATTCAAATCTTTATGCTATGAATGAAGGCGGTACTTTAACCGACATTACTCCCGCTTCATTTACTGTTGGTGATCCTGATGCCGTATTGAAAATTGGTTATGGCTATGGAACTTATGGAAGTTCAGCTTATGGTGTTGCTAGACCAGATTTAGGCTCATACACTCCTGCCACAACATGGTCTATGGACACATGGGGTGAGTATTTGGTTGCTTGTTCAACAAAAGATGGAAAACTTCTTGAGTGGCAATTAAATGTTGCAAATGATGCGGTTGCCATTACTAATGCTCCAACTAGCTGTACAGGCTTAATTGTTACTCAAGAACGATTCTTGTTTGCATTAGGTGCAGGTGGAAATCCTCGTAAAGTCCAATGGTGTGACCAAGAAAACAATACAACATGGACTCCTGCCGCTACCAACCAAGCTGGTGACTTTGAGTTAACTACTATTGGCTCTTTAATGTGCGCTAAACGCATCCGAGGCGCTACCATTCTGTTTACTGATGTGGATGTACATACTGCCACTTATATCGGCCCACCATTCATCTATAGCTTTGAGCGTATTGGTACTGGTTGTGGAGTTATCTCTAAACAAGCAGTAGCGGCTACTGACAATGCGTGTATTTGGATGTCTGGTTCAGGATTCTGGATGTACGATGGCTTTGTTAAACCATTAAATTCAGATGTATCTGATTATGTGTTCAGCAATATGAACACTACTCAGTCTTCTAAAGTTTATTGCGTACACAATTCAACTTATGGTGAGATTTGGTGGTTTTACCCAAGCTCTGCATCCAATGAAGTAGATTCTTACGTTTCTTACAATTATCGTGAGAATCATTGGGCTATTGGTACGTTAGCACGTACTTGCGGTACAGATCGTGGCATCTTCTCTAACCCAATTATGGTTTCTACAGACGGGTACGTCTATGAGCATGAAGTTGGCTTTAACTATGACTCTCAGACTATATTTGCCGAGTCAGGACCAGTAGAGCTAGGCAATGGAGATAGAACCATGAGTCTGACAGGCTTAGTTCCTGATGAAAAGACTGCGGGTGACGTACAGGTGCGTTTTAGCACTAAGTTCTATCCCAATGCAACAGAATATAACTATGGCCCATATTCAATGGCAAGCCCTACTTCAGTACGTATAAGCGGAAGGCAAGTAGCCGCCAAGATTGAAGGCGTTAGATTAACTGATTGGCGAGTTGGAACTATTAGGTTTGATGGAAAACTAGGCAGTCAGCGTTAAATATATTATGATTGAACATGATTCTCAAGATTGGCGTGAATTAAGAAATGCCAAACTGTTAGAATGGTTTGGTGGCAACCAGAGTGCTGTAGACTTTTTAGTCGCTTTATCAAGTATTGCTGAGTTATGGGATGACTTAGTAGACAAAGATAAAGAGCCTAGCCGAAAAGAGATAGATGCTGTCTTTTGGAACGCTTTGGTGACGCTACCTACAAATGAGTTCTTTAATGCTAATCGGGCGTTTTTAATGCCATTAGTCATTCAGAGTATAAATGCTTGGCAAGACTCTGTAGAACTTGAAAATGGTAATGCCAATGACAGAGCTTATGCGCTCACATTGCGTATTATTTCATTACAAATAGCACCAATGATAGTCTTATTGCTTAGAGGAAAAGAAGCAATGAGGGATTTAAGTACGGAAATGTGGCGATACTTTACGTCACATGATGATGCAATTAAATGGATACAAGGGGAATAATATGTCTCTAGGCGGCTCAAGCTCAAGTCAACAGCAGTTAGATCCTGCGCTACGTGATCTATTTTTGCAAAACTATGGGTCTGCACAAACTACTGCTGGTGGTTTAAAGGCTCGTGAATTTGCAGGATTTACTCCAGAGCAAAATGCTGCAATGGGAAATATTGCTAGTTTTGCAAGCCCTGGTAGTGAAGGCTTTAATGCGTTAAGAGGTGCTTATGGTGTGGCAAATACTGCCGCCCAATATACTCCACAACAAGTAGCATCTAGTAATGTCCGAGCGGCTCAAGCTCAAGCGGCTCAATTGGGGCGTGAAACAGTTCGTGATGTTAATGCAGAGCGTATTGCTGCAGAACGTATTGCCGCAGGTCAGGTTTCTGGTGCTGATGTTGCGTCTGAAGCATTAAAACAAATTGCTCCTGAAGCTCGTGCAAATATTCGTGATGTTGCGGCTGGTTCGTTCTTGAACCAGAATATTGAACAGTACATGAATCCATTTACTAAGGCTGTTACTGAGCAAAGCTTGGCAGACTTAGAGCGTTCAAGGTTATTGCAACAACAACAAACTGCGGCTCAAGCTACTGCGGCTCGTGCTTTTGGTGGATCTCGCCAAGGTGTAGCCGAAGCAGAGACTAATCGTGCTTTTGGAGAGAATGCGGCTAGATTGGTTGCCCAACAGAATGCGGCAGGTTATGAGGCGGCACAACGTGCTTCTGAAGCTGATTTGGCTCGTGCAATGCAAGCTCAACAGCTTAATCAAGCTCAAGATTTGGCGACAACTCAGCAGTCTTTGCAATTGGCAGGACAGTTTGGTTTAGCTAATCAACAAGCGGCATTGGAAGCGGCTCGGGCTAATCAAGCAACTGGTTTAACTGCATCTCAGGCAAATCAAGAAGCCATGTTAAAAGCGGCTTTATCTAATCAAGGTTATGACTTTAGCGTTGGTCAGCTTAATACGCAAAATCAACAACAAGTTAACCTTGCAAACCAAGCAGCAATGAATCAAATTGCACAAGCTAATGCACAAAACCGCTTGCAAGCTAACTTGGCTAATCAAGGTGCAGGTTTAACTGCAAATCAGCAAAGAATAGCTGCCGCCAATCAAATGGCAAATACTGGAACTGCATTTACAAGTTCTGGTATTGCGGCAAACCAAGCATTGGCAGAACAAGGTGCATTGCGTCAAGGATTCTCTCAGGCGCAGTTGGATGCAATCCGCAATCTGCCATTGGAGCAACAACAGATTCTCAATCAAGCATTGGGTATCAATGTTGGTGGTGGTTCTGGAGCGCAATCAACATCTACATCTCGCCAAGGCTTGCTTGGTTTGCTTGGTCTGTAAGGAGTAAATTATGCCTTTTAATATTGGGTTGTTATCTGATGCCGCATTGACGGGATTAACTGATACCGCTAAAGAATCAATGCAAAAGCAAGCGACTCAACAGTTCTTGTTGGGTAGTTTGTTAAGTGGTGATCCTGCTACTGGTTTCAAGTCTGCAATGGATATTCCTGCTACTTCATTAAATATGCAGAAGATGATGCGTGATGCACAAATTGCTCAACGTCAGCAAGAAGAGCTTGCAGGGTTTATGGGTAAATATGCACCTACACCACAGCAAGCCCTCCAAAGAGCATATTCAAATCTACCAGAGAATACTTCTTTTGATTACAACCCAACTCCTGAAGCCTTATTTAGGCAACAACAGATATTAGGTCAGCCGATTGATTACAACCAGGCTTTATTAGATTCTTTGCGTTTGTCAGGAAATCCTGCACAACCTCAGATTCGTGAAACTTTGACTGCTATGCAACCAAAACTACAAGATGGTTACATTGTTGGCCCAGGTGGAAAAATTTCTGGTTTTGCTCCAAAAGTTGATACAAAAGCTGGCACAGTTACAACAGGAACAATGTTGGATGGACAGCCACAATTCCAAACTGCCCCACTTAGCGGGTTTAGATCTGCTACAGCATTGAATACTTTGCCAGAACTTTCTAAAGGTGAAGAGTATGCTTTTAATGCTCTTGGTCAACCAATTGGAATTAGAAATGCTGAAGGAACAATTAGAGCGCTTGCCGAGCGTACTGCTGCTGAAGTCATAGCTCGTGAAACCAACACTCCTCGTGCAGGTTTTACAGCATCTGGTGCGCCAACATTTATTTATCCTAACCCTCCAAGCGTTAGTGGTGGCGCTATTCAACCATCAGGTACTGCTCAACGTACTACTGCACAACCAGAAACTGGTCCTAGTACTGCTCAAACAATTTTGAATGAAGCATACAAGCCAATTCTGGCTGATGCCTACAAAGGCTTTCAAACAGCTAAAAAGACGGGTCCAGTAATTGACCAATTACAAAATGCTTACAATCAACCAGGTTTTGATACTGGTTCATTTACAAACGTCAGAGCGCAACTAGGAAATGTGTTTAACAGTCTTGGTGTTTCTGGAGAGCGAAATAAACAATTCTTAACAAATGCTATTTCAGCCCGTCAAGGTATCAATGCTTTAACTGGTGAAAGTTTGTCTGAAGCAGTAGGCGCAATTTCTAACTTTGAAATTGGCTACTATGGTCAGCGTAATGCTCAAATTACAGACCCTAAAGAGTCAACAAACTTTAACCTAGCAGTTTTGCGTGAAGCTAACAAGCGTAAGCAGGACTTCTACAATTTTGTTTCTGACAAAAATAACGCTGGCCCTGATGTTCTTGCTAAATGGGAAGCATCTCCACAAGGCCAAAAACAAATGTTTGAAGCTCCAGGTTTGCGTAAGTATTTGCCTCAGTTTCAAGTTACTGCTGGTCCTGACAAGGGTAAAACTGCTTATCAATTGCCTAGTGGCGTTTATCGGGTTTATGACTAATGGCTACCAGAGAGCAAGTATACGAATTTGCTAGGCAAGAAGCCCAAAGGCAAGGCGTTCCTTATTCTTTTGTACAAAAGGTTATCCAAACTGAATCTGGTGGCGACTTTAACGCAATAGGACCTAAGACTAAAACTGGTGATCGTGCATATGGTCCTATGCAGTTGATGAGTGCTACTGCCAAAGATCTTGGTGTTAATCGAATGGAATGGAAAGATAACATTCGTGGCGGTATTAAATATTTAGGCCAACTGACACAACAGTTTCAAGATCCTACATTGGTTGCTGCGGCATATAACGCAGGACCTGGCAATGTTCAAAAGTATGGTGGAGTTCCTCCATTTAAAGAAACGCAAGACTATGTTGAGAAAGTTGTAGGTACAAAAATGGCAAAATCTAGAGATATTGATCCTTCATTTATTGGTCAACTGCCACAGCAAGCTCCTAAGATCGATTTAAGAGGCATGGCTACTACAGATCAGAATACTGGTTTTCGTGAAATTGATCCATCAATGATTGGCAAACCAGTTGTTCAACAAGCCCCCGCACCACAAAGTACTGCTTTTAATCGTTTAGGCAACCAAGCCGTAAACGAAGTTGGACGAACAATCAGATATGGCATGGAAGGCTTGGGAGGAGTTGCAGACATTGTTGGATCACCATTGAATATGTTGATTAACAGAGCTACTGGTAGTCAACTACAAAATCCTAGCCAAGCAATGTCAAACTTTGCTAACTTACTTGGTTTGCCACAACCAGAAACAGAATTTCAAAGAGGCGTTGGTAGTGTTACTCGTGCAGTAGCAGGTATTCCCGCAATGGGTGGATTTGGTAGTTTGTTACAACAATCAACTAGACCAATAACTCAAGCAGTTGGGCGTAGTTTTACGGCTCAACCCGTTGCTCAAGCAGCAGGTGCTACTGTTGGTACTGGTGCGGCTGAAACTGCTCGTAGTCTATTTGATATTCAAAACCCATTGGCATTGCTTGGCATTAACTTAGCAACAGGTTTACCTGCTAGTGCTGCTGCTTCTCGTTTTGGCAATACAAATCCATTTAATTTAAACCCAACTGCTGGCACACGTTATCGTGATCCAGTTACTGGTCAAATTATTGAATCTGCGGCTCAACGTGGTGTTAATGTAGATGTTGCAGATGTTGGTGGCCCAGGTGCAGGTACGCTTACAAAAGCCCGTCAATTTGGTTTTACAACAGAAACAACAAATCAAGCTAAATCAAATCAAGTAAAAAGTTTGATTGAAAGAACTACTGATAAGTTGCGTCCTGCTGGAATGCCAGATGGCGGTGAGAAGAAGATCATTGCTGATGATTTGCGTCAACAATATAAGACTGCAAAAGACAATGTTAATCCTGAATTCAAGCAAGCTGAACTATTGGCTGGTGATGACATCATCCCATTGCGTAATACTAACCAAGCAAAACTTGATGTTGTAAAGCAGTTCCCATCTACTTCACAAACTCCTATTATTGAAAAAACAATAGAAAAGTTAGATGCCTTAAGTCAAAGTGGTGGCGGTTCTTACAAAGAGTTGCGTGATTTGCAATCTACAGTTTTTGCAGAGTTAGAGCGTGTTCGAAAGGGTTTAGTACCTGGCTCTTACAACGAAAAACAAGTCAAAGCAATTAATCAGTTATACAAAGGTATGGCTGATGATGTGGATGTGTGGGCTGCACCTGCTATTGATGCTAATGGTGTTAAATTATATACACCTGCTGGCGCACAACATACTAAGGCAATAGAGCAATTCAAACAAACTGTTTTACCATTTCGTGAAGATAAAAACATCTACAAACTTGTGTCTAGTAGATCAGGTGTAGATGATATTGATTTAGCGGCTGAGAAGTTTAATTTTGACACCAACCCTGCAACAGCAGGACGTGCAGTAAGTTTGATGTCGCCTGTTGGCAAACAAGCGGCTCAATACTCTATTCTTAATGAAGCTAGAAACAAAGCTATCAACCCAGATGCGGCTACTGGATTTTCAGCTCCTGCATTTACAAGAACATTAAATCTTGGCAGACCAGATAAACCAACGCCACAACGTACAGCATTTGCAGACAATCCAGAATTGTTAGATGAAGTCACTTTATTGAGAGACATTGTTGATACAACTCGTGGTGCTGTTACACCTAAAGCCGTACCACAAACAGGTGCGGTATTACTTCCACTTGCAACAACTGGAATGGGTGCGGCAGCGGGGAATCAACTTGCTCAAATGTTTGGGGTTGATGGTGCTACTGGACTAGCGGCTGGTGGCCTACTTGGAGCAAGCTTAACTCCTCCTATGGCAAACAGATTAGGAAATGTATTGGGCGGTACTGGTGGAACTAGGTTCTTACTTGGTGAGCAACTTCAAGGTGCTGGTGGAATGGGTGGTGCAATTGGTCAGGGCGTAAATGCGGCAACAACAAACCCAGAAAACTTTTTCCCACAAGCAACAGGTTTGTTAGACTTTTTTAGGGACTAACATGAAAGACTGGCTGCTTGCAACAACTGCGGCAGTCGGTATGGTTGCCCTTATTGTTTGGTCATTCTCAGTAATCATCTGGGCATGGAGTTAATTAGTTTTTTACTCGCTGTATCTATTGAATACAGATGTGTCAAGTGGACTTGGGTTGGGGATGTCTACAACCGAAAAGTCTACTGTATTGAATGGAAGAAGGTAGAAAAGAAATGATCGATCCAATGACCGCTTTAGCTGGCATACAGTCAGCTATTAGCATGGTCAAGAAGGCGGCTAATGTTGCCAATGACTTAGGCTCTCTTGCACCCATGATCGGTAAGCTATTTGACGCAAAGTCTGTAGCTACGAAGGCCATGCTTCAAGCCAAGCAGTCTGGCAAAGGCTCAAACATGGGTACGGCTTTGCAGATTGAGATGGCCTTAGAGCAAGCCAGAGCGTTTGAAGAAGAGTTAAAGATGCTCTTTATGCAGACAGGAAAGATTGATGTCTGGAACAAGATTAAAGCCCGTCAAGCAGAGATGGACTTGGCAGATGCTAAAGAGATAAGTGCTTTAAAGAAGGCAGAGAAAGCAGCCAAAGAGAAAGAGCAAGAACAACTAGAGATTGGCTTGGCAATAGGTGGAATCTGCTTTGTATTGTTTTTAGTCTTTGTTGGAGTCAATGAGTTGATGACATTCTGTGAAGCTACCAGAAGGTGTGGTCGGTGAATGAGTATCAGAAGACCTTTGATATGTGCCTCAAGATATTCGTTTACGGGTGTGTGGCGCTTTATTTCTTAGGTTTTCTAAAGTTCTTACCTGATGATCTGTCTGACAGAATTGTCAATCTCCTACTAGGAAGGATTGGTTTAGGTAAATGAGAGTTACAACTTACCAACAAAATGCTCAAATGTTGTCAGAGGCTCATAGGATGATCCACCAACAGAATATGAAGCGTCTGGCAGAATTAAGTAAACAGGCTGAACATCAGCAAAAATGCCAAGAGATTAAGACTCAATGGGTCAAAGCCACTCAAGTGGATGTAAAAGCATGAAATATTTTCTGATTTTTATAGCACTTATGCTATCGGGATGCGATGAGAAATATCGCTATTTTTGCCAAAATCCTGATAATTTTCATGCCGAACAATGTCAGAAACCTAGATGCCAATTCACTCAAACTTGCCCAGAATATTTAGTTGCACCAATCTTGGAGAAAAAAGTTGACGAAGTTAAACCTAACAACTGAAGAGATCGAGGTAAGAATTTGGGGGTTTGTCGTGATTGCGGTCACTCTTATCCTTATGTTTATTGTTGGTGCTTTGCTCTACTCTGTCACTTTTGTGACTCAGCCTATCAAAAGTATGGCTCCGATTGACCAAGCCTATACCAAGATGCTGAACGACATTGTTTTGTTGATTGTTGGCGGTATCGGTGGAGTTATTGGTAAACGGGCTATGTCTAGTGCCGCTAAAGCGTTTAATCCTCCAATGCAACCAATGTGTCAACCAATGGGCTATGGAGGCTCTCAGGGCGGTTTTAACGCTTCCTATGCCCCTCCGCAATCTGCGTATGGTTTGCCTAGCCAACCCTTTGGTGCAATGCCTGTTTGGAAGAACCCTGAGTTGGATGAATCTTGGACACCTGGACCGCCTCCGACTACTCCTCCAGATCACTTGGAAGAATTTGAAGAGCGTGAACACATGGCAATGGCAAGAAAAGAGGCTGAATAATGTTTCCTATACCTTTACCTTGGTTAATTGTGGGTGTTATGGTATCTCTCTTTGGTACATACCGAGTAGGACACCACTATGGATGGCTAGAACGTGATAACGACATGAAAATTGCTATTGCCAAAAAGAATGAAGAAGCTCGTCAGATCGAGCAAAACATGGGTGAAAAACTTAATCAACAATCTTTGAAACTTCAGGAAGCCAATGATGCTATCAATAAAAAAACTTCTGCTCTTGCTGTTGCCAATCGTGCTGGCAAGTTGCGCCTCTGCCCCTCAAGTAACGTACAAGCCTCCTCAAGTACCGCCTCTACCAGCGCAGATTCAAAAGCAACCAGCCAATCTGACAGACAGGTTAATGAACCTTCTGATGCCGAAAGAGCAACAATCGATGCCATCGCAGAAATAGTCGCCCAAGGTGATAAAAATACTGTCGCTTTAAACGCTTGTGTGGACTCGTACAACCAGATGAGAGATTTACTAAATGTCGGTAAATAAAGAAAAACTCAAACAACTTCATATTGGTGAGCAATGGGTAGATGCCCTAAACGCTACTTTTGATCGTTTTAACATTGACACACCTACTCGACAAGCGGCATTTATTGGTCAATGTGGGCATGAATGTGGCAACTTCAGGATTTTGGAAGAGAACCTGAACTATCGTGCAGAGGCTTTACAGAAGTTGTGGCCTAAAAGGTTTGATGCTGCCAAGGCACAGGCTTGCGCTCGTAATCCTAAGTTGATTGCCAATACTGTTTACTCAAATCGTATGGGCAACAGAGATGAGGCTTCTGGGGATGGATGGAGGTTCCGAGGCCGAGGATGTATTCAGCTAACTGGCTCTGCAAACTATCATCATGCGGGTCAGGCACTAGGTGTTGACTTCATTATGGAGCCTGATCTTGTAGCTACACCTCAGTACGCTGCCCTGACAGCAGGGTGGTTTTGGGACACCCACAAGCTGAACCAATTTGCTGATGTACGTGACTTTAAAACCATGACAAAAAAGATAAATGGTGGTTTTATTGGCCTTGAAGACCGCATAAAGCACATAGAACACGCTTTACAAGTGTTAACATCTTAAATTAAACTGTAACAATACTTGTATAAGGTGTTGATATGTCTAA